ACAGATGACCGCACGTAGATGTTCGTTGCGTCTGCCCACACAGCAAGAGAATAATTTCCAGTCCCTTCTGCAAGGGGAGCTTTCGATACGTCTCCGGCCGTCCAACCTAGATCGGTTTCAACGCACTCGACAAATGCATCCCAGAACAGCGGAGCAGCGCCCAGACCATGCGCAAACGTCATCAATCCAGCTCCGGTGTAAAGCTGTCCCGCTGTTTTCCCGTCATAAACAACAGGGATTGATGCTGCAGCCACTTCCGCCGCAGTCGTGTAACCGGGATGCGGGTCTGACGCAGCAGTGTGCGCTGCAATACCAGCAGCCAACTCAGCGGCAGTGGTATATGTCGGGTGAGGGTCGGACGCGGCTTCATGCGCGCTCATCGACGTCATCGCCTCAAGCGCGTCAACATGCGACTTCAGATAGACAGTTCGATTCGCCAGGTTCTTCAGCGGCGCATTGGCCTTGCCAGATTCGCCACCAGTTGCCGGGTCCGTCGTTTCAAGCCGGTAAACACCAGCATCCCATTGGTTCAGTTCGCTCAAATTCGCCATATCAGAACTCGATTCTCCAGATGCCGCTTAGGGCGATGTCGGATGTTTTTTGCAGCACAGATGAGCGCGTCTTGCGGGCCATCAAAACGCCTGCCGTGGTCAACAGCCCAAGCTCAAGGATGTTGGTGCCGTTGGCCTCTGCCGTGGTCAGCGAAAACTCGAAGCTGACTGAACGGTCGCTTGGGTAGGTGACGGCATCGATCGACTTCAGGAATGCGCTGGTCAGCGATTGATTGCCGGCAGCAGGAACAGACCCTGACGTGCCGAACCCGATCTTGCTGATGCTGCGATTAGTTACGTCGCCGCCCCAGAGCCTGGCGTTCTGGCCTTTCGACAGGTCGACGATGATGTTCTCGCCGTCCCAGGTTTCGATCAGACGACCGCTCTCGTAGACGTGGAGCGTCAGGAAGCCGCGCTGGGCAGGCACTCGATCAGTAAGTTGCATGACGCCATGATGGCGTCACGACTTCACCAGGACGGATCGCTACTGCCGCTGATGCGGTAGCTCATGTTGAGTCCTTAGCAGGCTGAATCAGGGAAAGTAATAGAGGCTGGCTGCATGGATTAAGCACCGGCAGTAGGTCCGCCGCCAATTCCAACTGGGTATGTCCGCTCTGTCCACGTCAAACCGTCTGTAGAAGTTGCGTATTCAGTATCTTGTGAGGCGAGCATAAATATCCCGGAACTTGGAATGTATGTCAGATTGATAACATACATCACAGGAGCAGTGCTTTGTGTCCAGCTTGTTCCCCCGTTAGAGGAAACTAATGAAATTCCATTTGTGCAATCAACAACGACGATCTTTCCATCTCCGTAAGCCACTACTGGATTTTCGATAGAAACTGGAAAAGCCGTTTCTGTCCAAGCAAGCCCGTCTGAAGATTTATGGAAAAATAAATTAGGCCCGCTCCAAAATGCGTAGAAATCAGTGCCATCAGACAGCATTGTTGCATTGGCAAGTACACTAAGATATGGTGTTAGAGGATTATGGCGTGTGTAGTTAATGCCATCTGTCGAAAGAAACGAACACATTCCGTCTAACATATGTCTAGACAAGAAGCAAATAAGCGATCCAACACTGGCTGAGTTTATAGATGGTATTATCATTATTGGCATGTTCTAGCTCCAGTCAATTCCGTTAGAAGAACTGCGCTCACTTGCGATATACAAACTCAGTGCTGCGTTATATTGCAAACCAAACCCCATCAAGCCTGTTAGCCCTTGCGTAATCGGGCTACCTACAACCCATGTCACAGCATCGACAGATGTGGCCGTATAAAAACTGGTATTATTAACGGCAAGTATGCAAAACTCTGACCCGTTATGTATCGCGTCTGTCCAAACGTAACCGGTCTCTAGCGTTGGAACAGTGATCTCACTAAATGTAACCCCGCCATCTGACGATAACCCTGCTGATGTTAGCGAAGGGTATGTTGTTGGAAGCACTAGAATAAGCGGTTGTGGACAACTGAGCGTTACCGCAGTGATGTGCATGTAATCCCAAGTTGCCATAATGCCAACAACGTCTGTACGAATCTTCAACTTGCCTGTGGTCACATACGGGAATGTTGCATTAAGCGTAAAGGTCGTTTCGATGCCGTCCCAAGACGATGAGCCACCTTCAAGAATGTTATCTTCGTCGTCAAGTATGTTTATACTAAAAAATCCCACACCCCCACCAAGACTTGGATTCACTGCTTCAACCACAATCTGAAGTGATACCGTTCCTTCACTTTGGCATTGTGGTGAAGCAGTAGTGATTTCAAGCTGCGTGCCATACGGCGCAACGAAATGATCTGTGTCCCAAGTCACGCCAGTGCCAGCTTCCCAAACTGTGTCATTGAATGCGTATTCGCTTGAACAGCCGTAACATGTGGCACCACCACCACCACCACTCCCAAATAAAATAAATCCTGCGCCTGGGACTATCATGCCAAATCCCCGCCCATCGAGCAGAGCGCCCGTGTCGCGCCAGGTTCAATCACATAGCTCACCGCGCACACAGCATCAAGCGTTGCGCTGATTGTCGGTGTCGTAGCACCGAAGTACCAGAAGGCATCGAATGCGAGTGTCTTGGCTGCGCTAGCATGTTGCGTGAAGTGAATCACACCACTCTGCCCAGCAACAGCATTCGTCGGTGCAGCAAGTTCTGTATTTTCTGTCAACGTGTGACTGAAGTTGTTGCTCAACCCAAGGTTAACTGCGATGGATGCCGCCGCGCTTGTCAGTGGCAGGAAAGGACCGCTTTGCGAGCCAGCCCACGAATAACTTGTGGGTACGGAATCCGGCAAGTGTCCCCACACGCTATAGACAGCCGATGCGCCACCAGGCATCACAATAAACGACACGACATCAACTGCATTCGGCAGCATAGTCAGTGCTGGCGCTGAACCCGCTGCCGGAACCCAAAACGCGCTGAACGAGACATTGACAGGTACAGCGCCCTGTTCGATGACTATTAGACCGGCCTGACATCCTGTTGCGTTTTTTGGAGCGGAAATTTCGGAGATTAATTCTGCATCGACGTACAGGATTGTTGATTTTGCGAGGTCAAACGTAGCCGATACTCCACTACTGTACGAGCCGGCAACACCGGTAATCTCATAGGGCGTGTTTGCAGTAAATCCTCCGGACAGCGGATTAATTCCGTAAACAGCGAGCTTTGAAATAGACATGCTGCCGGCACCAGACGCAGCTTCAGCCGTAAATGTCGAGTATGGTGTCAGCGCGGCATTGAGAGCGCTGACAATATCAGTAACCGTATAGCTGGTCGGGAAGTTGAATTCATACATGCCGAAGCTACTAGGCGGGACTGGCGTGCCAACACTCCAAACCCAATAATCTCCAGGAGCCGACCCCCACTCGCCAACCATAATCAAGTTCGTGCTGCCGTATGACCACGACTGGATAATCGAATTTGATGACGTGCTGGTCAGCGTAAGCAGCGGAACATCAAGGCCACCGCTTCCGTAAACGGATGTGAACGCGACGCCTGGACATGGCGGCGAGACGGGAATGTCGTCTGCCGGGTCGGCAGTAATCGAACCGCCTGACGAGTTCATGACGGCAATAATCGCAGCCTTCAAGCCAGCCGGGGTAACTGCCGTGTCGGACTCCTGTCCGAGAATGGCGGCAGTGATCGTAGATAATTTTACGATTCCAGTATTAGCAGGGGTTGACGGGTTTGTGCGCTCTTTTAAGTATTCTGTCCTATCCCCAAGTGACTTGGCCTGTTCGTTCATCGGACCGCCAGCACCGCCGAGCGCAATGGTACTTGTCTCCAGTTGTACGATATCGCTCCAATCCGGGGTATTGGTCAAATTTGCCATGTTTTTTCCTTAAATTGATTCGGTGGATATGATTCGGCTGCCGAACAGTGCGGAGCCGTCGAAACGGACGCTGCCGTCGTAGTGCCAGACTTCGGTGATGGTGATTTCGCAGCTATCGGTGATCGGCGCGGTGTAGGTGTCAACGATTTCGCTGGAGCCGCTGATGCCGATCTGTCTCATGTAGGTACCTGCGTCGCGCAGGCGATTGACCTGCTCGCTGACTGCCTGGATGTAGCTGGTGACGTTGGCATCGCCAAGGATGTCGTACTCGACCAGCACGTCGAACAGGCCGTATGTGCTGGTGATGTCGTGGACCGCGTACAAGCGAGAGCCGTCGAAGTTCCAGCTACCATCGAAAAAGTTGGTTTCAACAGGCAACAACGCGGAATCGACAACGCTTGCATCGACGCCGGAGGCTTCTTTGATGGCGGCGGCGATGGCGAAGTTGTTGCCCTTCGGGCGCAAGGTCTCGGCGACGATGCGCGGCCCGTAGGCGCCATCTGATTCGCCAAGGATGCGCGGCACTTTGTAGTAGCTGCCGAGTTCATCAAGCCAGAAGCCTTCTGCCGTGCGCAAGCTCATCTGTTTGAGCATTTCGATGATCGCCAGAGCGGCATCCGCCAGTTCGGCAGACAGCGACGACACATAGCTCCACAGCAGCGACGTGTAGGCGTAGAAGTGGTCGCCGTTGCTCTCGTCCTGATTACCTTCGCCATCCAGCAGCACCAGCGCCGACAGGCTGCCGTAATTGCCTGACTCGTAAACGATCGAGTAGCCGCCAAGCGCGGCGATGTAGTCGGCCAGTTCGGCGATCGTGTATTGCGACAGGTCAATGTTCAGGTTCGATGTGGCGAAGCCATCGCCGCCATCCAGATCCTGCGTGCCGTCTAGCCGCCACGTTCCGTCCAGATAGAGAGGTCTGGCCGTGACAGTTTGCGGATCGACAACCGTACTCAGGATGCCGTCACGGATACGCCAAGTCATCGTGCCCGGGTAGCGAATGCGCAATGCCAGTTCGCGGCCCGGGTCTTTGTCGAAGATCCGGTGCAGATGACCGAGCAGTTTGTTGGTCAGCGCGGAGTTCATGTGATCGCCATCGTCCCGGCCATGATCTTCTCGTCAGCGTCAACAGCCACGTCGGCAGCCGGCGCGGTGACGGCGCAGTTGTGAATACCGTCAATCCCCATGATCAGCGCGATGATTTCAGCGACCAGCGCAGATTGCCCGATGCCAAGACCGCCGAGATATTCGGCTACCGCAACCTCGGCAGCGGCGATCGCTACGGCTGAATCGTAGTTGTCGGCAATGACCACCGTGGCGGTCACATCAACCTCGACTTCGACAGCCGCCGATACCTCGACAATGACGCCGGCAGCCTTGTAGCCAGGGACCAGCGTGCCATCGTCAGCTTCGTAGCCGTCGATGATGGCTTGCGCATCGGCAACCAGATCGACAGATGTGCCACCGCTGCCGTTGTGAACGTAGACCCACACCAGCGCGGTCGGGTTAGTTAGCGGGTCAACAAGATACGGCTCGACCACGGCAACAGAAGCGACTCGCTCAGTCACCAGGCCATCGGCATTCTTGACAGTCGCGGTTGAGGCACCGTACTGGATGGCGGATACCGTGCCGCGCGCAAGGTTGCTGATGTAGTCGCGAAAACGCGATTTCCTACCGGCATCGTCTTCCAGGTCTGCACCGTTGACGAAGGCGTTCGGGTTGGAGACGGTGACGCCTGCAATCGAAGTTTGCAACGTGGTCAGCGCCAGCGCGGAGACGTTGGTATCGACACCGACCGCAGAGCAGTAGCAGGTGATATCGACATAGCTGGCACTGGCGGCAATGACCGCATCGACGCCGGTCAGGTACTGGTAGCGCCCGCCCGGTTCGGTGACGACGGTGCCGGCCGGAATCGGCGTGTCAGAAGCGGAGACAGGCGACAGCGTGAAGCGCACCGTGCCGCTGGCACCAACAGCCGCCAGCAAGGCGAAGTCGAAAGAGTTGTAGACCGATACCGGGATTGCTTCTTTCAAGCCCCTGAACATCATCTGGTAAAGCTCGTCAATCTCGATAGCCGGCGCTTCAACCATCGTGCGCGCGACGCCGCCGACGTTGAAATCGGTGATCTGCGTCTGTGTGGCGCGCATGAAGTTGACCATCGATGCCACAACGGACAGCGTGTCCTTGATCTGAAAAGCCATTACGCAATCGCCTCGACGTTGATCGGCACGGCATGGATTGCCTCTGCCCGAATGTTGATACGCAGCACGTCGCCATCGACAGCGACCGTGGCTTCCTGCACGCGACTGATGCGCGGGTCAGCCTGCACGGCTCGCTTAACCAGCGAGCCAGCAACGACCGCGTTTGACAGGCTGTTACTGGCTCCCAGGAATGGCCGGGTGCCGCAGCCGTAGCGCGGATGAATCAGCAGTTCGCCCGGCTCGGTGACTACCAGATGGCGCAGCGCCTGGCCCAGATTGTCGACGCCACCGGTCAGCGACAGATTGCCATCAACCACAACCAGCTTGCCGCGCGTCAACTTGATGTCGCTGCCAAACAAGTCGTCGTTGCTCTCGTCCTGGATTTCGGCCAGGGTGTTCGACGGGATGCGTAGGCTATCGCCAGACAGCAGCACGCCGTTTCCGGCCAGCGCTGCGTCATCGGTGATGTATGGATAACGCAGGTTGTTGAGGTCGATCAGATCCGGCCACAGCGCGGCATCGCCCAATTCTCGATCTGCGATGCGTTGCAGCGTGTCGCCGCGCAGCGTGCGGATAACGCGATAACCGGGTAGGGTCTTGGTCGGCGTCATGCAGCCATCAACCCGACTGTGGTTCCGCGATCGATGCGGTCGATATTTTCGCGCACCTGTTCCGGTGTGGCGGTGCTTTTGAGCGGATCTGCGCGCATCGTATCGGCCGCTGTTTTTCCGCTTTCGCTCATGCTGACCGCTGCCGCCGGATTAGATGGCGACACCTGATAAAACGGATTCTCGGCAGCCCATGGGCTGGTCGGAAATCCGCCGCCAGTGCTAGAACAGGTCGACGCGCCGAACAAGTTCGACCAGTCCGGCAACGTAAATAGCCGACGAAAACCATTCTTCAGGTTGCACAGCGCGTCGCCGAAGTTGGCGGCAATGCGCGAGAGCACCGCCTTGGCGTATTCGGCGATATTGCCGGCAGCAGCCAGAATCTGAAACGCATTGCGACTGGCTTCAAGCACCATCGCAGAGATCTTGAACAACGGCTCTACCGTGCTGTCGATAACGCCTTTTGCTGCCTTACCGAACTCGCGCACCTTTGTCAGTAGCGCATCGGACTTGTCGAGCATGGATTGAGCCGTCGCTACCATCGCAGCGGACAGACCCGTATCCTTCAGTTCAGCGCCGGCTTCCTTGTTCTTGCGCTGCACTTCCGCCAGCGCTGCCAGCGCCAGTTCGTGGCGGGTCGGGTTGTGGATGGCGAGCACGACCTCATCCTGCCGATTGAATGCATACGCGGAATCAAAGTCGTCCAGCGTCCCCAGCACCATCAGTGTGATGTTGTACTGGCTCAACAGCGGGCGCGACTTGTGCCGGCGAAGCTGAAATGATTGCGGCTGCACGTACAGCGCCTGATTGTTCAGTTGATCAGCAAGAACCAGGCGAATATCGTCCGGGTCGCCGACTTTGGCTTTCGCCTCACGAAGTTCTTGCCGGCGCTCAACAATCAGCTTGCGTAATTGTGCGAAATGTTCAGCGCCGTCTTCGCTGCGGCTGCCATGCCAGCCGGTATGGCCGGCGATGTTGATCGTGGACAGCCCAGCGCCGAAGTCGTCGGCCCAGGCACCGCCCAAAGTCTGCGTGACGTTCGCGCGCACCGGCTCGGTGCGCGACATTTCTTCCGGCCGAATAATGAGGTCGCGGCCCTCGATGAAGGTGTCGCGGTCGAACAACATGAAGCTGATCGGCTTGGATTTTTGCGATGATGGCAGCATGCGAATAGCATGACGTCACGACCTCACCAGACGAACAGGTGCGCGTACTTCCCCGTTTTTGCGGCCGGGTGAATGAAGCATGGGTCTTTCTTGCGCTGGTCTTCAAGATGCGCCTGATACGCCGGGTTGAATGCCGGCGTCGATATTTCCCAACTCAGCGCCGCGCGCAGTTGCTCGATCAGGATGTCTTTTTCGTCCATTACGCAGGTACGCCGGTATTTGATCCACCAACAACCACGCCGCCATGGACATGTGTATCGCCGACGTCCTGCCCGTTATGGGTCAACGCTGGCGAGACGATCGCCATGCCACCGGCAGACAGCGTAACGACGACTTCACCAAACTTCAGTTCGATCGATGTGCCGTTCATGGTGACCTTGGCGTCGCCTATTTCCAGCGCCACATTGACATTTTTGCCGGTATTCTTGGCGATCGCCCATTCGCGGTCGTAATCGGTTCCGGTCAGGTCTTCATGCTCGGCGCTTTCGCCGATGCGAATCATAGCGCCGGAGGGATGCCGCAATTCCATCTCACCGTCGCGGCCGACGCTGAGGTACACGTCTGACTCATGCCGCCAGATCGCGCGGCCATCGGCGAAACGCATCTGTGAGATTCTGGTATTCAGGAATCCCATGACGATCGGCGCACCATCGATGGTGTCAACGATGGCAATGCCCGGATTTTCTTCGGAGAAGACCGGCAGATCTGCAAGACCAGTGCGAGCTGTTGCCGGCCCGACCATCACCGGCACTCCCAGGCACTTCCAGCCGGTGCGCCAATCCTCGACGTCGACGGTGTAGGTATCCGGATGCGTGCCGATGACGCGCATGAGTTGATTAGCCATTCGGTTCTCTTTCGGCCAGGTAGGGGAATCCATTTTCTTGAATGCGGTTCAGGTAGCTCTCGCCGCGCGAAACCTGCAATGTCGTCTTGAACGACTGGAACGGCGTGAACTGCTGCGATACCGACGTCACGTAGAAGCGGCTTTCTCGGCTGCCGCGCTTGAGCTTGATGTAGCGCCCAGGCTTGATGGCTTCGTTGCCGCGCATCAGGATCGAGCCTTCTTCGTAGATGA